AGGCATCGGCCGTGATTATCGGTGTGATTGAAATACTCCCCTGTACAGAAGCTGCTTGCGAGAGCATTGAACAAGTAGAAGAATGGAAGAGAAGAAAAGGATAGAGCAGTTCCTGAGCGTGCCCGGCTCCGGCTACGACTACGGCTCCGGCTACGGCTCCGGCTCCGGCTACGGCGACGGCTCCGGCTACGGCTACGGCGACGGCGACGGCTACGGCTCCGGCTACGGCTACGGCGACGGCTCCGGCTCCGTCTTCGGCGACGGCTCCGGCTTCGGCGACGGCTCCGGCTACGGCTCCGGCTCCGGCTACGGCGACGGCGACGGCTACGGCTCCGGCTACGGCTACGGCTCCGGCTCCGGCTCCGGCATCAGCATACTCAACGGCGAACGTGTCTATCAGATTGACGATGTGCCCACCCTGATTGACAGCGTGAGCGGGAACTTCGCCAAGGGGCGCATCCTTCAGAATGACCTGACGACGCGGCCGTGCTACATTGCCAAGGTGGGCAAATACTTCGCCCATGGCGACACCTTGCACGAGGCGATGGCCGATGCCCAGGAGAAGTATAACGAGCACCGCCCGCTGGAGGAACGTATCGCGGACTTCAACAGGGAGTTCCCCGACCGGGACGTGAAGGTGGACGCCGCGCGGCTGTTCGAGTGGCATCACATACTGACGGGGTCGTGCCTCGCGGGGCGCAAGGCGTTCTGTGAAGACCGCGGGCTGGATTATGAGCACGGCCATTACACCGTGAATGAATTTATCCACCTCACTCGTAACGCCTACGGGGGCGAGGCTATACAAGAATTGGAAAAAACATTACCATAATGGAAATACAAGGCAAGATCATTCAGGAATTGGGCTTGCGCGAAGGTGTGAGCAGTGTGACGGGCAAGCCGTGGAAGATGGCGGGCTACGTGATTGAGACGCAAGAGGCATACCCGAAGCGCATGGCCTTCGACGTCAGCGACGGGGAGAGCGGCCGCATCGAGCGGCTGGGTATCCGCACAGGGCTCGTAATGAAGGTGTACTTCGACATCGACGCCCGCGAGAAAGACGGGCATTGGTATAACACGATCCGCGCCTTCGATGCGCGCCGGGTGGAGGGTCAGTGATGGACCGGTTGTTGCGCGCCGAGATAGTGGCGGAGGTTCGCCAAGCCCAGATGGAACTGGCGGAGATGTACCGCGAGGAATGGGTGACGGCAGACCGGCTGTCGGAACGGCTGGGCATGTTCAGCACGGCGTGGTTGAAACGCTACGGCTACCTGTTGCCCCGGGAACGGGCGGAGGTGGTGGAAGGTGCGGAGATGCACGCCACGCGCTGGGCGTATCCGTTGCACAAAATACAACGGCTGCTAATGGAAGGAAAACTCAAAGGAATGCAGGTATGAAACGGCAAGAACGACTGGCGTTGGCGCTGTGGCTGAATATCCGTAACGGCGATCAGCGACAACTTGTGAAGATCAACCAGCGCGGTGTGTGCTGGCTGAACCGCGTGACCGGCGAGCGGTCGGCGGTGTATGAGTATGACCCGAAAAAGTTAGAAAGGTACGGCAAATAAATAGATAAACGATGATACATATATTCAAAGTATATACCGAAGTGCCGGAGAAGGTGAACGAGTTGGCAGCCGTGATTAAGTTGCGCGACGACATGGGCGTGGCGCGGTTGGAGAATCCGGACCAGTTCATCCTGGTATGCGGCGGTATGAGTGCCGTTGCGGCGGCACAGCGACTGATGGAGTTCACTTTCGGCGTGGACAAGTTTCAAATGTGCAAAACGATAGGATTCAATGGATAACGGAAAAAATGTGATTGTGAAGCGTGTGAGGTATATCGAGGTCCCTCAGCAGACGAAGAAAGAGCTGGCGAGGAAGTTCGGCTGTGTGCGTTCGACGGTTCACCGGGCGCTGTACATGGAGATGGACACGCCGCTTGGCAACGAGATCCGTCGCGCCGCGATGGAAATGGGCGGCGTGTTCGCCACGAAGGTAAAATTCATCGAGTGCTGACAGACCCGGACGAGAGATGGAAGACGGAAGAAATACATTGCCGCCATTGCCGAGCGGCGAAGAGATGGAACGACAGGTGCTGGCGGAAGAGCTGGCGCCCTACTGGCTCGACCCGACACAGAACTACCCCGAGCCGCACTACCTGTTGCAATACAACGGTGTGGGCTTTTCGCCGTTGGGCGGAATACAGGCCCTCAGCGGGCAGAAAAAGAACGGAAAGACATTTGTACTGGCACAGCTGATTGCGGCGATTTTGGGGCACGGGAGCGAGCGTGTGGAGGCCTATCTGCACGGGTTGTCTGTGCGCGAGGACACGCTGGCGTGGTTGGGCCGGGAGCCGAGCGTGCTGTACGTCGATACCGAAATGGAGCAGTTGAACTCCGCGAAGGTATTGCGGCGTGTGCACTGGCTGTGCCAGTGGGAGCAGACGGTGCCCAACGAGCGGTTCCGTGTGCTGTGGCTTCGTCAGATAGAAAAGACCGAGAAAGAGGCCGCGTATGAGCGGCGGTATTCGCTGATCAAGAAAGCCATCGAATGGATGCAGCCGACGGCGGTGTTCATTGACGGCGTGCGCGACATCATCGGCGACTTCAACAACAACGAGGAGAGCTCGGCGCTGGTGACGGACCTGATGGCCATAGCCACGAAGATGAACTGTTGCATCTGGAACGTTCTGCACGCCAACCCGCGTATGCAGAACGACGATGAGAGCAAGATGCGCGGACACCTGGGCACGGAACTGGGCAACAAGGTGAGCGACACGTTCATCTCGCAGAAGAAAAAAGACCCGGACACGGGCCGTGTGACGTTCACGGTGAAGCAGCAGGACGCGCGCGGCAAGGACGTGGACGATTGGAAGTTCGAGATAGTGGACGATGCCGGCAGCGGTCTCGGCATTCCGCGGATCATGAGCCGCGAGCAGGAGGTGCAGCCGACAGCGAAGAAAGTCAGCCAGGACACGCTGAAGCAGATATACCAGGTCATGCTTGAAGCCATCGGCAAGATTGGCAGCAAGAACTACACCGAACTGTTCAATGCCATCAAGAAGCAGGGACACATAGGCTCGACACGTGCTACGGAATGGATCAAGATAGCCATAGAGGAGAAGATGGTCGAGGTGATGAACGGAAGATACAGTTTGAATAGTGAAATATCGTATGATGAACTCCCATTTTGACACCGGCCGAAAGCGCCGTACTCCCGAACTCCCCATTCCTGAAATATATTATATATATATTTCAGGAAATGGGGGAGGTTGCCGGGAGTGGCACGGACGCTCCCCGCGCGCGCGTAAAATGTGTTGTAGTCATCAGCCTATACAGGAGAACGGATATGATTGATTCCAGAACCATCGAGCGCGTGTTGGCCGCCACGAACATCGTGGACGTGATCGGTGACTTCTACGAGCTTAAGAAAGCCGGTCAGACGGAGTGGATGTGTCTGTGTCCGTTCCACCCGGACCGTCACATGGGGTCGTTCAAGGTTAGCAGCCGCAAGAACATCTACACGTGCTTCAGCTGCGGTGCAACAGGCGATGCGGTGGAGTTCCTTGAGAAGCACGAGGGCCTGTCGTTTCCCGATGCCATCCGTTGGCTCGGCGCGAAGTACGGTATCGCCGTGGAGGGCAGTGAGCGATACCGTGTGCGCCGTTGTGAGCCGCACCAGCCTCAGGCACCGTTGCCCGTGTTGGAGTTGCCGCGGAAGTATGTACTTGCGCGCAGGAACTATACCGGCAACGTATGGGTGTCGTGGCTGAAGTCCCAGGCGTGGGACATGGCGCAGCGCGGCCGGATAGATGGGATGTTGCGTAACTACAACGTGGGCACGGCGAAAGACGGCCGCACTATCTGGTGGCAGATGGACGAAGAGGGCCGGCTGCGGACAGGCAAGCTGATGCGGTACCAGGAAGACGGGCATAGGGACAAGAGCGTGAATCCAACGTGGGTGCACACGATGATGGCGCAGGCCGGTAAGCTGGACCTGCGGAGCGTGGACGTGAAGCAGTGCCTGTTCGGCCTGCACCTGACAGATCTGTGCCCACAGGCCACGGTGAACATCGTGGAGAGCGAGAAGACGGCGGTGACGATGGCGGTGGCCTACGGTGACCTCCGGAGCGCCGTATGGATGGCGACTGGCGGCAAGGAGAGCCTGCGGCCGTCGAAGTTGCAGCCGCTGATTGATAGAGGCCGGCACATTGTGCTATATCCTGACCGTGATGCGGTGGATGAGTGGAAGGAACTGGCGGAGGGCATGGGGTATGACCGGCTGTCGGTGAACGATGAACCGGTGCGGATTTGGTGGAAGCAGTGTGACGGGGAGAAGGCCGACATTGCGGACGTGATCGTGCGGTGGCTTGGCGACCCGATTAAGAATGTGAAGACCGTTGGCGAAGTGACGGAAGACATCGTGAAGGAACTGGCCGAGCGGAACGAAGGGATGAAGTTATTGGTTGACGAACTGAAACTTGAGAAGGTATGACAAAGAATGAGCAGGGAAAGTTTGTGAGTGTGGCCACGAAGGTGAGCACGTGGGTGTGGGCGCGGCTGAATGCTATTGCCGACAAGAAGGGGATGAGCCTGTATGAGATGGCCCAGATGGTGTATGACACGCTGGTGAGATACATGGACGATCAGCACAACCTGTCGGCGGAGATGGAACAGGCGATGAGTATCTTCGACCACATGGTAGGCTGGAAGGGGCAGATGAATCTGGCCACGCCCAACGGGGAGAAGGCGGTGACAGAGGCCACGTATTACATTGGCGCGGAAGGCAAGGAAGGTGTGAGGGCTGTGCACGTGAGCACGCCGTTCATGGGCGAAGCCGTGGAGACGGTGAATGTTCAGGAGATATTGGAGCGGACGATATGCCTACTGATGCCGCAGAGGTATATGCGCCTGCGCCGGTTGGCCGTTGACATGGATTGCAACAGCATCCTACAGTTGATTGACACCCTGATAGATGAGAATAGCAAGGAGGCAGACATGAAGGAATTACGAAAAGGTTTCGAGGATGCCAACCGCAGCGATTGGGGGCGGAAACCGTGGGAGCAGCCGTTCAAGAGACACCACCACCGGACACCGGACAGCCTGGCGCAGGCCAAGCAGGGGCGAATTGAGTTCACGCCGGAAGACTATATCGATGACGATTCAAGATACTGAGTATGAGCCGAAGCAAAGAGTATCAGCGATTACTGAACGACAAGCGATGGAAGGCGTTGCGCATGAGATACCTGCAAGAGCATCCGTTGTGTGAGGCATGCGCGTCAGCCGGCTACATCCGGAGCGCGGTGGACGTGCATCACAGAACGCCCGTTGAGAGCGCGAGGACGCGCATGGAGATGGAGCGCCTGGCATACGACTGGCACAACCTTCAGGCGCTGTGTGTTCCGTGCCACATCAAGGCGCACCAAGCCGAAGGCTCC